TGGAGGTAGTGGTATAATTATATTTAGATTACCAACTTCTGCTTATTCAACAGGATATACAACAGGTTCTCCAACAGTTACAACAGATGGCACAGATACAATATTACAATATTTAGGTTCAGGAACTTATGTTCATAATCCAACACCAGTAGTACCAGAAGGTCAACTGGCATTTTTAGTAGTTGCTGGAGGTGGTGGAGGTGGTTGCTCTGAAAAAAACCCTAACTCTGATGGTGGAGGTGGTGGAGGAGCAGGAGGTTTAAGAACTTCTTTCGGTTTAAGTTCTGGTGGAGGAGCTTCTGCTGAAAGCAATATAACATTATCATCTCAAACATATACTATAACCATAGGTGCAGGTGGTAGTGGTTCAACAACTCAATCATCTAAAGGTGCTAATGGTAATAATTCAGTATTTTCTACAAAAACTTCTACAGGTGGTGGAGGTGGTGGTTCTGATAATGATAGTACTGTTAATAATGGTGCATCTGGTGGTTCTGGTGGTGGTGCTGCTGCAAGATATCAAACTGCAACAAGTGGAGGTAGTGGAACTGCAAATCAAGGATTTGCTGGAGGAAATAAATCTGCACAAAGTGTTAAAAGGTCTGGTTCTGGAGGTGGAGGTGCTTCAAGCGTTGGTCTTGGAACAACTACTAATGATGGAGGTGCAGGAGGAAATGGTTTATCTGTAGCAATTACAGGAGGCTCAACTGCTTATGCTGGAGGAGGTGGAGGTGGTACTGGAGGTACTGGAACTCCACAAACAGGTGGTGCTGGAGGAAGTGGAGTAGGCGGTAATGGTGGTTCAGATATTGGAGATGCAACTGCAGGAGCTGTTAATACAGGTTCTGGTGGTGGTGGTGGTGCTGGTCAGACATCTTATGGTAATGGTGCAAATGGTGCAGCAGGAGTTGTAATATTAAGAATGAGGACATCTGATTATTCAGGAACTACAACTGGTAGCCCAACTGTACTGACTCTTGGGCAAGAAACAGTATTAAAATATACAGGAAGTGGTACTTATGTACATAGTTAAAAAATAAATAAATTTGTAATAAATAAATTAAATTAAAATGGCACATTTTGCAGAAATAAATGAAAATAACATAGTAACTAAAGTAATTGTTGTACATAACAACGAATTATTATTAGGTGATACAGAATCTGAATCAAAAGGTATTGACTTTTGTGAGGGTTTATTTGGACACAGAAATTGGGTTCAAACATCTTATAATGGAAATATTAGATATAATTTTGCAGGAGTAGGTTATACTTGGGATAAAGATAATGATGCATTTTATGCACCACAACCATTTGAAAGTTGGTCATTAAATGAAGATTATATATGGGAAGCACCAGTACCATACCCTGAAGATGCATCAGAAGATAAAGTATACGAGTGGGATGAAGATAATCTTACTTGGAAAGTAGTTGAACTTACAATAGAATAATGTAATGAATGGATTTGAACCTACTTTACTTGGTATATCGGTGTATATAATAACAATAGCAAAAATAAATGAAGCTCTACAGGGACTATTAATTATAGCAACACTCATTTATACAATCATTAAAATATATCAACTAATAAATGGCAAAGATTGATATTAACGGAGATGGTAAAGCAGATTTCTCAATCAACATAGGACAAGTAGTAATGCTTGTTTCTCTTGTTGTATCAATGGCTGGTTCATATTACAATTTAAATGCTAAAATAGAAGAAGTGGCAACATTAGCTAAAAAAACATCACATAATCAACAAGAATACTGTTTTCCTAATACAAGAGCAGTAGAAGATGAGGTAGAACAATTAAAAATAGAACAAAGAGAGTTTCAAACGGAATTAAGATTTATATTAAACAACTAATTATGGTAAGAATATTTGAGTGGTTAGCACAGCAATTTAGAACATTTAACAATTGGTTTAAAACCAGTTGGAATAACATTATTAAGAAACTATTATTTAAAACAGGACTATAAAAACTATTAATCAAAAATTAATTATATTTGTAGTATAAAAATTTTAAGCTATGGCAAGTACAGTATATAATGGAACAAATTTAATTCTAAAGGTCATCGCAGATGGTGGTACTTTAGCAGCAATAGGTCACACGACTTCTTGTACAATTTCTCTAACAAACGATATGGCAGATGCTACAACAAAGGATTCTTCTGGGTTCTCTGAAAGCATTGCAGGATTAATTTCAGGTGAAATTTCTTTTGATGGTCTTGTAGATTATACAGACTCAAATGGTGCTACTGAATTAGCTGGATTTTTATTAGGTCGTACTAAAGTGGATTTTTCGTACGGGACTGAAACTACTGGTGATACAGTTTACACGGGCGAGGGATTTCTTACAGGACTTGAGGTTTCTGGCGAAATGGAATCTGCTGTTAGTTACAGTGGGACAATTCAAGTAACTGGAACTATCACAGCTACAGTTAATCCATAATAAATGAACAAAAAAAGAGGTTATTACACCCTTAATGTTGGGGGCAAAGAAAGAGTATTACACTTTTCAATGAACTTTTGGGCAAACTTTACAGAGATATTAGATATATCTTTGGAGGAGATTGCCGTTGTGTTTGAGAAAGGAGTTTCATTAAAAGCAATTCGTACTCTTATATATTCTGGACTTTTAGCGTATGACCAAGAAAATGGTAATGAAATTGACTACAATGAATATTCTGTTGGAAGTTGGTTAGAGGATATTACGCCAGATGATTTAGAAAAAATTATATCTGCTATGATGGAATCAAAAATTCTTGGCAATGAACTAAATGTTGGTTTATCAAGAAAAGGAGATGACACAAAAAAAAAGTAGATAAACTTGTCTGGGAGGATTTAACAGATTTTTATATAGGACAAATTGGTCTTAACCCTGATACTTTTTGGAGTAACACTTGGAAAGAAAATATACTCTTATCTGAAGCTCAAACAATAAAAACTAATATTGAATGGGAAAGAACAAGGTTTTTAGCTACAATGATTTACAATGTAAACTGTAGTAAAAAATCACAAATGTTAAAACCAGAGAGTTTATTCCCTTTACCTCAAGATAAAAGAATAGCAAGAGTTAAATCTTCAAAAGAACAATATCAAAAATTCCTTGATAAAGTCAACAATCTAAAAAAAGACGAGTAGGGTAATTTTTAGTATTTTTGTAGTATGGCAGATAATCAAAAACTTCACGTCGATATAATTGGGGATTCTTCCAAATTAAATCAAGCCCTTGGTAGAGCAGAGGGTAGGTTAAAAAAGTTTAGTGGCTCTTTAAGTAAAACTGGTAGAGCATTAACAACAAGGCTTACTTTGCCTTTAGCGGCTGTTGGAACTATGGCTGTTAAACAGGCTGCAAATTTTGAAAGACTACAAACGACTTTAAATGTTTTGACTGGTTCTGCCGAAGAAGGTGCTAGAGCATTTGAAAGATTAGTTCAATTTAGTGCTAAAACACCATTTCAATTAGCAGACTTAACTAAAGTAAATAATACTTTAATGGGATTTGGTTTAACTACAGATGAAGCATTTGATAGTTTATCTATGCTTGGTGATGTAGCTGGAATTGTTGGAGGTGACTTACAATCTATTGCAATAGCATTTGGTCAAGCAGCTGCAGAAGGGCGTGTAATGACTAGAGACTTACGTCAGTTCATTAATAATGGGGTGCCTATACTTCAAGTACTATCCGAAGAAATGGGAGTTGCTGAAGGGGCTATTATGGATATGGCTTCAGAAGGTAAAATAACTTTTGAATTACTTGATAGAGCATTTAAAAATGCGACTGCCGAGGGTGGAAAATTTGATGGCGGAATGGAAACATTGAGTGGTACTCTAAATGGTTTATTCTCAACTTTAAAAGATAATGTAAACATAGCACTTGCTGAACTTGGGCAAGAAATTGCAGACGCTTTAAATTTAAAAGAAGGTATTCCAGCTTTAAGTAGAGAAATAGGTTTAGCTGTACAAAACTTTAAAAATTTAAGTCAGGAAACAAAAAAATTCATTTTAGCTCTAACTGGTTTTTCTACTGTTGCTGGTCCAATTATTATTTTTTTAGGAGCTGTTTTGGGTGGATTACAAAAAATATTTAATGCTTTTTCAAAACTTGGAAAATTACTTGCTGGTAGAGGAGGGCTAATAGGTTTGTTTACATTATTAACGGGAGCTTTTGTTAAAATGTATGAAGCTGCACAAAAAATGCCAACTTCTCAAATGGGAAGGTTTGGGGAGATGATGTATGGTCCAAAAACACAAAGAGATATTGAAAAAACTACAGGTTTATTAGATGATTTGCAAACAACAATTAGTGGTATATCATCAGCACCCTTAACTACAGTTGGTCCATTGCTACCTGGTCAACAAAGAGATTTATCAAGCATTTTATTTCCTAATATTGGAGAATCAACTAATAAAGCTGCTAAAGGTTTAGCTAAAGTTTCATCTGTATTAGAGATTACAAAACAAGGATTTGCTCCAATGGCAAATGCAGCAATACAAGCTGGTGAATCAATACAAGCGTCAGTAACCCCTCTTTTTAACCATTTTGAAAATTTTGGAGAATTTATTTTGCCTCAAGTTGGTAAAGCACTTGCAGATAGTTTTGCTTCTATTGCAGACGGTGAAAACCCAATAAAAAGATTAATTACTGTTATAAAAGCATTAGTTGTGAGATTAGTTGCAGCAGCAGCAGCAGCAGCAGTATTAGCTTTTTTATTGCCAGGTGGTGGTTCAGGAAAGGCAGCAAAGGCATTATCTTTCGTAACAACTTTTAAAGATTTAATGGGTATGGCTCAAGGTGGTTTAGCCTTTGGTCAAACTCCTGTTATGGTTGGAGATTATAGTGGTGTAAGAAGTAATCCAGAGGTTATAGCGCCTTTAAATAAATTAAAATCATTAATAGATGGCGGAAACTCAAGAAATGTTTCAGGTGAATTTGTTTTAAGAGGACAAGATTTAGTTGTAGCTTTACAAAGAGCCGAAAGAAATAGAAATCGTTTTAAATAATGGCAACGTATAGAACTAAATTTAAATTAAACTTTTCTGACGTAAAGGGTAATCCAAGAAGTTTAGAAATTTTAAAAAGAGATTATTTTGGCTCTATAAATGATTTAATTGCTAGTGATGAACCTGTAAGTATTAAATGGGAAAATGACGACGATTTTTATAATCCAATAATTGGTTCTACTTGTCAATTAAATTTATTTGTAACAGACGCTACAAATTATGATGAATTTCAAAATTTTGATGAAAGAGAATATAAAGTTAGAGTAAGTTCTGGAACTACAGATGATGGTGAGGAAACAGATTTAGAATGGGAAAATGAAGAAAGTTTATTTAATGAAGCTAATAATATTTGGAGTTCAACTGGTGATGTAGATATATATTGGGAAGGATTTTTAGTTGCCGATACATACAGAGAACAATTGATTTCAACACCTTATGTTTTACAATTAAGGGCAATTGATGGTTTAGGAACTTTAGATTCCTATGACGCGCCAGATGGTGCTATTGCTTTAGATGCAAATGGAAATCCACAAACAAGCACAAATTCTCAAATAAATTTTGATACAGCTTTTTCTTATGTACATAAAATATTGGCAAATCTTGATTTAAATTTTGATATATACATTCAAAATAAAATTAGAGAAATTGGAGGTTCTGGTGATTTAACTGTTTTGCACGATATATATTTAAATGAATTTTCTTTATTAGATGGTTTTGCAAAAAAGAATTCTAAAGAAATATTGGAGAATATTTTAAGATTAATAAATTCAAGAATATATCAGGCTAATGGTACTTGGTATATTACGTCAAATTCTAATATATACGATGAATCAATAGTGCCTAGCGTTTCAACAACACAAAGCCCTTTAGTTCCTGCGGTAACTACTGACAATATTACAAATCCTACAACAAGCCAAATGACATTAAATGGCAATGTTACAGCTGATAATGGACTTGCAATTATAGAACGTGGTTTTTATTTTGGGACTAGTTCTAATTATGCAACTAATACTAAAACAGTTGTTTCAGGTACAACTGGAACTTATAATGTTACAAAAACTGGACTTGTTTCAGGCACAACTTATTATGTAACTGCTTATGCTATAAATTCAGCAGGAGAAGGAATAGGTGCTACAAAATTTAAAGCGGCACAGGTTACAACAACATTAGCACCAACGACAACATTAGCACCAACGACAACAATCGGTGGACCTGTATTTGATAATACAAAAACAAAAATTACAAATATTGAAAACACAAGTATGCTATTAAATTCTTCTGTTTCATCTAACGGAGGAGCAACACTAACTGAAAGAGGTTTTTATTTCGGTACGTCGCAATCTATTATTCCAGCAAATAAAAATGTAGTTGCAGGAACATCTTTAGGAGATTATTCATTATCAAAAACTTCTTTATCTCAAGGAGTTTTTTATTATATGACACCATTTGCCTCTAACGGAACAATTACTACTTACGGAACAACTAGCGGTATATATACAAGAAATGCAATGCGAGTTAGAAGGGTTTCAGATGATACAATATTTAACGCTCAATTTAATTCTACATTTACTATTGGAGATTCCGTTACTTTGTCAAATAGTGGAACGGTTTGTTATGTCGTTATTGAGAAAACATATTTATCAAATGCCGCAACATTTCCAACTATAACAGGAGCGTGTGCAACAACACAAGTTCCACCAACAACAGCAGCACCAGCAACTACGACAACAAGACCACCAGCTACAACTACGACAACGGAATATCCTTCAACGAACATTTATATTGTTCAAAGGTTAAGTGATGGTTTTCAAAGAAATGTACAATATAATGGGTCTTTTGCTATTAATACAAATGTTATTTTATCAGTTGATACTGCAAATTGTTATAAAATTAAAGAAGAAGGGGCTGTTGGAGACCCATCAAGTTTCCCAACAATTACGGGTTCTTGTAATATAACAACAACAACCTCAAATGTAACAACAACACCACCACTAACAAACTTTATGCAATATAGGGATTGTGCAACTGGAGGTTTTGACCAATTAATTACAGTTGGAAATACAAACTCAACATTTCCTGAAATTATTAAAAATGCAAGTGGTGAATGTTTTTTTAAATATCAAACAACATCTCAAACTTCAAATGATTGGGTTACTAGAGATTATACTTCAAACTTTGCTGATTGTGATGAATGTCAAGGTATTACAACTACATTAGCGCCAACTACAACTGCTGCTCCAACAACGACAGTTGCTCCAACTACATTACCTCCAATATTTTATAAAATATATACACAATGTAATGAAGGAGCTGGTGCTGTTAAATATGTTTCTAATCAATCTAATACATTTCCAAATGTGATTTACGATGGCACACTATGTTATGAATTAAGTACAACTGGAGGAACAGGTCAAGATGGAGATGTTGATACTTATACAAGTTTTTCAGATTGTGCTACTTGTGTTGGAGCAACGACTACAACTCTTGCGCCAACTACAACTGCAGCGCCTTGTGTTTTACATCAGGTATTTTTATCAACGAGTTCACAAACAGATGCTTGTTGTACTGTAACAGATATTACAAACATATATGCCAATAATTCTAATATGGATAATGCAACAATAGCTTATAGAGATTCAGCTTGTACAAGAACATTATTAAATGGAACTTATTTTACAATAAATGGAGGTGATTATTATTTTTGGAATGGTGTGACTTTAACTAAATCAACTTGTCCTGCTTGTCCATAATATGAGGTATATTTGCGCTCAACCAGCTATATTGTATTATGCTTGGCAAATAGATGTTATGATAGCATCTTTTATTAAAAACGGAGTAAACCCTTGTTTTATTGATATAATTTTAGCTGACCAAGTTAACAATAGTTCTTATTATAATGTTTTGAAAAAAAAATATCCTACTGTTAACTTTTATTATTATCCTGATACTAGAACAGATAAGTTTTATGTTTCTAGCATAAGACCTCATATTTTAAAAAAACATTTTTACAAACACCCTGATTTATATAAAGGCGTTTTTTTATATCACGATTGCGATATTGCCTTAACAAAACCATTAGACATAGATAAGTATTTGCAAGATGATGTTTGCTATTTAAGTGATACAAAATCATATATTGGATATGATTATATTATGACAAAAGGAGAAGATGTTTTTGAAAGAATGATTAGGACCTTTAATATAAATGCTGATTGTGTAAAAGAAAATCAAGAAAATAGTGGTGGTGCGCAATACCTTTTAAAAAATATAGATTCTTGTTTTTGGTCAAAGGTTGAAAAAGATTCAGTTCAACTTTACAAAAATATTACTGCTATGAATAAAAAGAAAAAAATAAAAAACCCTGATTATCACGAGTTGCAAATTTGGTGTTCAGATATGTGGGCGGTTTTATGGAATCTTTGGATTTTTGGGAAACAAACTAAAATTATAAAAGAATTAGATTTTGTATGGGCTACTGAACCAATTCATTATTGGGATAGTAAAAGTATTTATCACAATGCTGGTGTAATAAATTCTAATGATGGTCTTTTTTATAAAGGTCAATGGACTGGACAGTTACCCCCTAAAGATTTAATAATAGATGAAACTAAATCTTCATATAATTATTATAAACTTTTAAAAGAGACAATTTGAAAAGTGATATTATTTTAGTTGGAAATGGAAGTTCTTTGTTAAATAAAGAGAATAAAGAACTTATTGATTCATATAAAACAGTTGTTAGATTTAACAGTTATAAAATAAATGGGTTCGAAAAATATGTTGGAACTAAAACAGATATTTGGTTTACTGTTAACAAACATCATTTTGACCATATAAAACATTATAATAAAGTAATAACTCATTCTTGGGCAAAAACAAATTGCCAATTATATAATTCTTTTAAATTGGAAAGAGATGATGTTGAAAAAGTAAATTATGAAATTATAGATGAAATTCCAGTATCATATCCAAGTACTGGATTAATAGCTGTTTATTATTTTAATAAAAAGGTAGATTTAATAGGTTTTGATTGGTGGGATAATAATAAACATCATTATGGTGATAATGAATTAAGAGGCACACTTCATAAGCCTCATTTAGAATACAAAGTAATTAAATCATTAGATATAAATATTATTAGTTAATTTTGCATTATGGGTTCAATAGCAACACAACAATTACAACTACTTCAAAGCACAAATAAAGAAGAAATTAAATATGTAATATTTGATTATTTAGGCAATAGAAAAGGAGACACAACTAAAAATATATTAGTAACTGCTCCTTCTCAAATACAACCAATAAATGCTAATTTAAGTGTTGAATATTTAAGACCTTTAAAAAACGTTATAAATCAAATACAATTAAACAATGTTGATGTTGTAAATAAAAACCCAACATTTAGATATGCAAGTTTTGATTGGGATATTGGGACAAATAATTCAGTTCAGCTTTCAGGTTTATTAGACCCAAAACCAATTTCTGGTAATTATATTGTTAAATCACCTGTAACAGAAATGCCAACGGGAGGTTCAAAAGGTAATCCAATTGTCTCTACAAATCTTCCAACAACTTTTATAAATTTAGGTAGTGATTTAGAATTTGGATTTTATTATTATTTTTCATCACAAATTTTACAAGACACTTATACTTTTTATGTTAGTGCTGGTCTTGACACAACGGGTGATGGAAGTATTGATTTATCATACAGTTTTACAGACAATAAATTTAAGTCAGGGACTTTTACCGATGATGAGTTTTTTAAACAATTTACCACGAACAGTTTAAATCAATGGGTTAAAGTTTCACAAACATTAAATGCTCCAGTAACTACATCAACTTCTGTAAATGCTAAAATTAGTATTTATCCACCTGCTAGAAACACAACTGGATTTTTATTTGGCGCAAATTATTATGATGCTTTTTATTTAGGAAACAAAAACACTTTAGGTAAAAAGTTTATAGAAAAGAAAACACAAGGTATTTTTACTTTGGGAGTAATAACTGAATTTACAAGAGTAACAGGTTCATTAAAACAAGGTAAAAAACTAAATACAAATAATTTAAAAGAATCTTTATTTCTAGGCAGGTTTGAAGGTAGTTTTAGAAGAAAAAACTTTCCTGAATCAAAAACTTTAGATTCAATTGTAAATCAAGAGGTAATAAATGATTATAGAGCATCTGTAAAAAGATATGAAGGTGACTTTTATAGAAAAGATGATTCTACAGACCCATTACAATTTTTTAATAAAATTTGGGTAAACTTTGGAACTTCGACCCTTCAAGATTCATCTTCTGCAATTATTGATTCTATGGAATACAATGTTAAATCAAATACATATAAAATAATAATGCACTTGCCAAATCAAGACGATGACATACTTACTTTTGATGAGTTTTACTACGAGGATTAAAAAATAATTATACAAAAAATTTTTTTATATTTAAAATATTTTTATATATTCGCTATATGAAAATTATAAAGGATATTCTTCAAGGATGGGGAAATTTAGTTTTAAGTCAATTTAATATGTTAGACGAACAAACTAAAGAAAAATCTGAATTGAGGTTATATAATTGTCATTTTTGCCATATGAGAGAAGGTAACACTTGTTCTCCTAGCAAAAAAGGTAAACATATAGAAAGTGGTCAATTGGTTTATGGGTGCGGTTGCAATATTGCAGCTAAATCTTTAGCACCAGAGGCGAGATGTCCTTTAGGTAAATGGTAAATTTATGAACGAATTTGAAATAGAATTTGAAACTGAAAGAAGGCGACTAAATCTTAAGAAGAATGAGGTTGCTGAAAAGTTAGGTATGACAATGCCGACTTTACAATCCAAGATTTTAGAACCCGATAGACTTACATTAAAGGATGTTGGTAATCTAAAACAACTTGACTTTAATTTAACCTTTAATTTATGAGTGAAAACAAAAGAGAATACGAAACTGCAAGTATAGAAAACAAAATATTTAAGATTCAAAATGAAATAGGCGCAATATCAAAAGATGCAACTAATCCATTTTATCAATCTAAATATGCTGATATAAATTCTGCTTTGCAGCAATTACAACCCCTGTTTAAGAAATACGGAATTGTAATTAAACAACCTCCTAAAGATGGGAAGGTACTAACCATATTAACTTGTGTTGATACAGGTGAATATGTTTACTCTGATTTAGAATTACCAGTAAATGATGACCCACAAAAAGTAGGTTCTACTATAACTTATTATAGAAGATATACTTTATTCGGGCTTCTTGGTCTAAATACAGAAGATGACGATGGCAATACTGCTTCAAGAGTTATAAGCAAAAACAAATTGTCAAAGAGTCAATATCAAGCAACATTAAAAGGAACGAAAGAACAAGCTCAAAAAGTTCTTACAAATTTTGATGTTACTTCAGAACAACAAAAGGGAATAAAATCTAAATTTAATATTAAATAATATGAGTGCATTAGGACAAATAAGTCTAAAACAAGCTGATGGCAGTTATAAAAATTTAACTGTATCTATTAGCGATACTACAAACACTTATGGTCAAAACATAAGTATTTATGAAGAACAAACAAAAGAAGAAAGAGAAGCTAAAAAGCCAAGAACTTACGTTGGTAATGGCAAAGTCTTTTGGACAGATGGTAACATTGTAAAAGCTGAAAGAAAAGAGCCGCAAGGCGCTACTCAAGCAGACGATGATTTACCATTTTAAATTAACGGGGGCTTTTTGCCCCCTTTTTAATTAATAGTATGGAACTAAAAGAATTTCAAAAAATACAAATAGAGGCTTTGCAAAAGGCATATTTAGAAACAAAGAATCACCTAGAGATGTTAAAAGGTGAGAATAGAGAATTAAAGAAAAAATTAAAACAAAATGAGAATAGTACAAGATAGTAACGATGAGTATCACAAATCAAAAGCAATAAGTGCTTCAGGTTTAAAATACATATATCAAAACAGCGTTTATCATTTTTTAAAAAGAAAACCATTTACATCAAAGTCAATGGAACTTGGAACAGCTGTTCATACAATTTTAATTGAAGGCAGGGAAAAATATTTTGAAGATTATTTTGAACTTCCTTTTATTGGGGATATGAGAAAAAAAGAAAACAGAGAATTAAAAGAATCTCTTTCTATAAAAGCTGGTAATAAAAAAATTATTACTCACGATGAAAAAGTGATAATCTCTGGACTTTTAGAAAATTTTAATAAAAACGAACTTGCTAAATATTATTGCAAGGGTGAGCCAGAGTTATCGCATTACACAACTTTTAATGATATTGAGGTT